CTTTGGGCGCAGAAGAATGTGCCAGAGGAATTGAGCAATGAGGTCTTGCGCCTAGGCGAGACCGCAGAGGGTATTGTTCTTCTTGAGCACCTGATGGGTATGATTGATTCAACCAGCATTGCTGGTGATGACGCGAACACAGCGCAGCTTCGTCGTGAAGAGCTAGAGACGATGATGAAAGACCCACGTTACTGGGATCCATCAAAACGTGACTCTGGTTTCATTCGACAGGTTGACGAGGGCTTTCAAAAGCTGTATCGTTAGGTTCCTTTCATTTGATGGAAGAGGGCGGCTTATGCCGCCCTTTTCTATTGCGTTAAAATAATATTTCAGGCATTATTGCTTCGTGAGGCCCGTATCAAGCGGACAGCCCCTTATGGGATAACTGGATGATGCGTCGAGCGGATAACCATGCAATCTGAAACTAACTTGTAACTTTTGTTTTAAGGAACTGTACTATGGCTAATACCATTAATAATGCGTTTATCACGCAGTTCGAAACCGAAGTGCATCTTGCTTATCAGCGTATGGGTTCGAAGCTCCGCAACACCGTACGTCAAGCAAGCAATGTAACTGGTTCGACTGCAAAATTCCAAATCATTGGCAAAGGCACGGCAAACACGAAAAGCCGTAACGCTGATGTCACTGGCATGGAACTGGCTCACAGCAATGTAACTGTGACGCTGACGGATCACTATGCACCGGAATACATCGACAAGCTCGACGAACTCAAAATCAACATTGATGAGCGTCAGGCTGTTGCACAATCCGCTGCATATGCTCTGGGTCGTAAGACTGACGAGTTGATCTACACTGCTATGGATAGCGGCGCTAACGCTACTGCAATCCATGACACTTCCAGTGCTCTGGAAAAAGCTGACCTTCTGTCTCTGTTTGAAACATTTGGTGCTGCTGACATTCCTGAGGATGGCGGTCGTTACCTGGCAATGAACCCGAAAGGTTATGCTGACCTGTTCGCAATCGATGAGTTTGCTTCGAGCGACTATGTTGGTGAGCAGAATCTGCCTTTCGCTGGTGGCATGACAATGAAAGAATTCCTTGGCTTCAAGGTATTCTCAACTTCGGCTATCACTGCTGGTAAGAACATTGCTTACCACCAGTCTGCTGTTGGTCTTGCTGTTGGCTCCGATGTTCAAACTGAAGTCAATTATGTGCCGCAAAAAGTTGCACACTTGATTGTCTCTCACATGAGCATGGGTGCGGTTGTCATTGACGCCAACGGTGTTTACGAAGTCCTCGACAACAATACATAAGAAGGAGAGTAACTAATGGCTTACACTGCTGACTCTCTTTCAAATATTGCAACTACTTCGGGTAACAACCTTTGGTTTTACCGGACCGACGATGCAATGAGTGTTGTTCGCGCACCGGATTACTTTGTTGATGCAATCGACATGATCCGCTTGTACGACGTAATTATTGTGATGGCTGACATTGATGGAACGCCAGACCTGAAAATTACATACTGCAATGCCAATAACGGCACTGCGATTGATGTGGTTGATGGCTTGACGCTTCCAACAACTGACACTGACGCATAATGCAGTGAGGGGGTGGCTTGCGCTGCCCCCTCATTTATTAACTAGGGAACGATATGACTTCTACTGCTGCTAATAGTGCAATCGATATTTGTTCTCGCGCTCTGATCTTGATCGGGGCTGATCCTATTACATCGTTTAATGATGACACCACTGAAGCTCTTGTGGCTTCGAATATGTATGAGGATGTCGCTCGCTCCCAGCTCACCCTGATGCGCTGGCGTTTTGCCACTAATCAGGCCCAGCTATCTGCTCTTGATGCGGCTCCTACTGGTCGTTTTGATACTGCTCACCAACTCCCATCTGGAGTTCTTTTGGTAAATGCTGTTACGATTAACGACCACCCGATTGATTTTACCGTTTACGGCGACAAAGTTTACAGCGACGCATCTAAAAATGATGTTGTTGTAGCTGACTACATCTACCGTGCTGACGAAACAGACTGGCCTTCTTACTTTGTTATCGCTCTGGAGTATGTGCTTGCCGCAATCTTTGCTACTTCGATTGCACGAGATGGCGCTCTGTCTGATGCGCTTGAGTCTAAGGCAACCGTTTACATGGCAAAGGCTCGTAGCACTGATAGCCAGCAGCAGACTACACGCAAACTTACGACTTCGAGGTTCCTGACTGAAAGGCGCTCGTAATGCCGAAGCTAAATATTCCTTTTAACAGCTTCCAGTTTGGAGAAACGAGCCCTTCATTTTCTTCTCGTATTGACTCGCAGCTATACCAAGCTAGTGCTCAGAAGGTAAGAAACTTTCTGGTGTTGAGTGAGGGTGGTGTTAGGAAACGTCCTGGCACTGAATATATTTATCAATTCGATAACACAGTAACCTCTAGCAATGAGCTTGAGGTTCGTATTGAGCCATTTATCTTTTCGGATGATGAGCGATATATCTTTGCGTTTAGCAATAATGAGATCGACATCTTTCGTATAGACCCCTCTACAGGGGCCATATCTCGCGCTACAGGGGCAACGGGATCTTCTAGCTGCCCATGGACTACCGCCATACTAAAAGAGCTTCGTATGGCAACCTCAGGCGATACGATGGTGGTTTGTCACGAGACGTTTGATCCTCTTGTGATAACCCGCACTGGGGCCACAACATTTACTTTTACTGATTTTGCTTTTGACACCTATCAGCTTGGCGCAGATGGTGATGCTAATAAGTTGGAAGATATTCCGCTTCAGCCTTACTTTAGTTTTCAGAATCAAGGCGTAACTATTACGCCCAGCACATTTTCTGCGAGCACCACTGCAACGCTAACATCGAGTGCCGATTACTTTGAGGCTGGGCATGTTGGCATATTCCTCTTAATAGGTTCTACCCCTGTTAAGATCACAGCCCGATCAAGCTCTACTGTAGTAACCGTTACCATTCCTGAGGGCGGTTTGTATCGAGAGCTTTTGCCGGATAGCATGGAAGTGTTTAATGGGTTGAATATTGTTCGGATAACACTTGAGAATCACGGATTTACTGAAGGCGATAGCTTTACGGTTGGTGATGATGTTGCGGGTCTTGGCGGGATTAGTCATAACAATCTTGATGGCGCTCAAACTGTTAGTGCTGTTATTGATGAGAATACTTTTGAGTACGATTGCGGTCACGCCGCAAACTCTTCCGCTATTGGTGGGGGTGGCACAAAAATATTTAGTATCAACCCTATATTTGAGTGGGCAGAGCAGTCTTACTCTTCGTTGCGTGGCTACCCATCAGCAGTAACCTTTCACGAGGGGCGTTTGTGGTTTGGGGGGACTACATCTCAACCAGGTCATGTTTGGGCCAGCAAGTCTAATAACTTCTTTAACTTCGACATTGGAACTGGGGCTGCTAACGATGCGATTGACTTGGGTACTAGCTTTGGTGAGTTCAGTCACATTCGGCACTTGGTATCTAATCGTGACTTGCAAGTATTTTCTGCAAGCTCTGAATCATACATTCCTTCGTTTACTAACCAGCCTATCACGCCATCTAATGCTGTAATCAAACGTCAGACTCCGTTTGGTTCATCATATGTAACGCCACACCCCTTTGATGGTGCAACCCTGTATGTTCAGGCTTCTGGCAAGATGCTTGGCTCATACCTCTATAGTGAGGTAGAGCAAGCCTATAATACTGACAATGTAAGTTCGGTTGCCTCACATCTAATGCTTGATCCGGTTCAGTCTGCTTACATTAGCGGTGGGTTTGATCGCTCAGAGTCTTACATATTCCTTGTAAATGGTGATGGCACTATCTCTGTCTTTTACGCAAACCGAGCAGAAAAGAAGGCTGGGTGGATGAAGTGGGATACCCCTGGCGAGTTCCACTCTATGTGCGCTGTGGATCGTCGTTTGTTTTGCGTATCTGTTCGTGATGAGGGCGACGGTACAGATCGGTACTACTTGGAAGAGTTCAAGGAAGATATGCCTATGGACTTCTGTAAGGAGTATAGCGGATCAGCTAGTGTGTTTGACGTGAGTTCTGTTTTTGAAGATGGTGCCACTGTAAAGGTTGTTAGCGGAACAGACTATCTTGGTGAGTTTGATATTGACTCTGGTCAGGAAGTAGACGCTTCTGCTGTCAAGGCTGGTTTGACCACAGCATACATTGGCTATCAGTTTGACCCGATTCTTGAGACGCATCCTATTGATGTGTTGATACCTGGACAGACGATGACAGGCAAGCCAAGAAAGGTTAATATGGTAACGCTGGATTTGCTTGACACGCTGTCTGTTGCAGTGAATGACAAGAATATGATCTTGCGGAATGTTAACGATGACTTCTCTCTCGACCGATCAAAGTTTACTGGTCAGAAGGAGTTTAGGCTTATTGGGATCAAAAAAGATCCTACGGTTAAAATTACTCAGTCTGTTCCCTTCGACTTGCAGGTGAACGGCATGGTGGTGGAGATTAATTTCTAATGTGGCAAATTACGGCAGCATTGGCTTTAGCTTCGGGTATGCAAAGTGCTGCGGCTTACCGCAAGGCTGGCAAACAAGCTCGTCGTGAAGCTGTTCGTCAAGCGGCAGAGCTAGAGCGCTCTAAAGCTGATATTGCTCTTGCTGCAAGACAGGATCATCAAAACAGGATGATGCAGTTTCAGGATCTTGTTTCTCACACCTCTGCTGCTGCGGCTGCAACTGGTCGTGAGGGCAGAAGCATTGAGGCATTGAGGAAGCGCGAGCAAGATTTGTATTCAACTGATATTAATCGTTTGAATGAACAGGCTATGCGAGAAACTGAAAAAGTAGAGCGTCAACGTCAGGCTGTTCTTGCGGGTGGTGCTGCTGCTCGATCTCAGTATAGAGAGATGGCACGTCAAAGCCTTTTGGGAGCGGCTTTCACAACTGCACAACTGTTTGATTCAAGCATTTTCTCTGGTAGGGAAACTGCTGGTGGAACAAGTAGTGTGGGGTCAGCAAAGCCAGGAGTTTCTAGATCAAGTCAAACTGGCGGTGGGGTTTTATATTAATGGTTGAGATTAAAAGAACTCGTGGTGGTCAGTCCTTTGTAAACCGTCCTATTGGTGTCGCTAACACATCCGTAGGTCGGGATAAGGTTTATGCTGAAAAAGCTCAGACTGCATCTATGGTGTCTAAGGCATTGTTCGACCTAGTACCTCAACAGCAGGTCGCAGAAGCAGAAAAGATTGCTAAGAAAATATCCGTTCAGGATGAGAACGGAAACTTTACAGAAGTTGATGTTCCTAAGTCTCTTGGGCGGTATGGGCGTGAAGCCTTGGGCGAGGAGTTGCAACGTCGTTATTCTACTGTTGTAGAAAATGATGGCGTTGTTAGGGCTGCGGAGATTGCTAGGGAATCTAATGGTAACCCCGACGCATTTAATCAGCAATGGACTGCTTACACGCAAGAAACTCTTGCTCAGATTGGCGAGTCTGGTGGCGGAGATTATGTTGACCAAGCAACAGCGACGCTTGCTCAAACTGGTGCGAGGGTTTACCAGAAACTAGCTATTGATCGAATTCAACAGCAAGAGACTGAAGCTATAAATGCTTTCTCTGTTAATATACAAACAACCGCCGATCAAATTCAGTCTTTTACACGAGCACAAGATTTTGATAATGCTCGCAGATTGCTGAATAGTGCAACATCAAAGATTCAAGCCAGCACTCTTTTAGATGATGAGCAAAAGAATGAGAGTATAGCACGGCTTGAAAGAAACTTTAGGTTCCAAGCTGCCCGTGTTTTGATTGGAGATGTTCCGGTAAAAGATCTTCCCGCTTTGCAGATTGCTTTTGCAACTGGTCGGCAGAGAGATATTGAAAAGATTTCCCCAGAGATGGCACTTGTCGCAAAGGATCTTAGCGATGCAGATCAGTCTCAGATTGCTGCTGACATAAGTATTGTTAGCACAAGGTCTAAAGAGCTTGCTTTGCAGCAACAAAAAGCTGCTGAATTAAGCGAGGTTTTGGAAAAAGATGGTGCGATAACGCCTGATCAATTAAAGCTCCTATCCGAAAGCGCACAGTTTGCAGAATTGAGTGATAATCAAAGAAATTTTGTGTACAGGAAAGCGGGAACCTACGATAAAGATACCTTGAATAAATATAAACGGATTGTGTCAGGAGGGTTTGAGGCATTTACTGACTCTGAGCTTCTTTCATTCGCTCAGTTTCATCAGACAAATTCTACTAGAGTTGACTCTAGCGGCGCTCGATATAGAGCGAATATGGGCTTAACAGATGAAGAAGTCTTTCGCATGGACTTTGTAAATAACTACCGCAAGGAAAATGGCGATCAAAATATTCGTTCTGCTTACGCATTAATTGCTGCCGCAGAAACAGACCCCAATATGGTCAAAGGAATAACTGATGCTGGGGAAAAGCAAGAGGTGCCAACCAAAGACAGGTCTTCCTTTGAAATTATGGACGGGATTCTGGAGAAAAAATTCTCTAGCCTTACCCCACAGCAAAGAAAGAGAATCCTGCCCATTTCTGTGGAGGCAATGAAACTTCGTCAGTATGATCTTAACAGAGCTATGGATGACATTGCTTCTCATGTAAGCGAAAATTTAAGCAAGTCCAAGTATATGCCTCGTGGTGTCCGTAGCTTCGATACGCCAGAAGCCCGTATAGGTTATATGGAAGGGACTAAGTACGCAGAGCTTTTTGCTGGTGGACCAGAACAGATTGGCCTTGCCGATAATGACTTTGAGTGGGCAATAAATTCAATGTTAAAAAATTATCGGCTAGACGATCAGTATCTTATTGGAAGGTTTGGTCGTAAGGACGGTCGTCAAGAAGCCTTCTTAAGTCCTGTTCCTGGTCGCATTTCACAGCAATATGGTGAGTACATTTTGGTTGATAAGAATCAAGTGCCTATCTTGAAAAGGAATGGCGATCCGATTCTTGTGACTACAGATACATTCAAGAATCAGTTCAAAAAATATGAGATTCAAAGAAGCAGGGGGCTTAACAAGAGGCGTCTTGATGCTGAAGCTAAAGCAAAGGCTGATAAAGATTTTATTAACAACCTAACGCCCATGACGTATAGGGGCGCTATGTAATGTCTGATCTGTTTCTTAAACCTAATCCAACAGATCAGTTTATTATTGAGGACGAGCCATCTTTTGCTGACTCGTTTAAGGCTGCTTACGGGTATCAGTATGCACCAATTATTTCTCGCGCTCAGGAAGAGGTTACATTTGGTGGCGTTGCTAGAGATCCAGACTTTGATCCTTTTGATTTTGCTCAAGGGTA